CAGAGTTATTTGAAATTGAAGTAGAAGAAGATGATACCAAGGCTTCAATTGTAGAAGCTATAGTTGGTGAACTTGCTCCTGCTAACGAATAAATATTATAAGCCATGGTAGTAGATTTTAATTATGCTACTGTGGGACTCAAAGTCACTTTTGAAAACTTATCTACCAGAGTACCCAGTGATTATACTTATCACTGGGACTTTGGTGATAATACCCAATCTACTCTAAATAATCCTACTCATGAATTTGATAAACCAGGATTTTATAAGGTAATACTTGTAGTTAAAGATCCTGCTTCAAATACTGTTGGTAGTAGTGAACAAAGAGTACCAGTAACTGATAAGGCAAAAACTCATCTGTCAGGTTCAATATATCAACTTATAGATACATATATCCCAGAAAATATATTTGGGGTAGTAACTACAAGTACTAAACGACAATTTATTGAAAAATGGCAGCTGTATTTACAGCCTCTAGTAAATCATTGCATCCCTCTCCAAGAGTATAATAATGAAATGTATTATGAAGCTCTAGAAAACCAATTAATAATGGAGTTGGCAGCTTATGATTTTATGTCAGTGCAAGTTGCTAATATGGTAAAGGCTCAAGCTCAATCCATATTAGAAAATAATACAACTTCAAGTTCTGGTGGGTCTGAACCACCTGATGGGTATCAAGGTGATGTAAAGAAAATCCAAACTGGTCCCACTCAAGTAGAGTATTTCAATCCCAATGAGGATGAATCTGATCTAGCTTCAAATATCATCAAAGCTTTAGGCCCTGGTGGTTTATTAGATATGATGAAAGAGAATCTATGTATGCTAGCTGGTCGTTTGGATATTTATTTACCCATCTGTGAAAGACCAACTAGAGTAGTAGTTCCAAAAGCTGTAAACAAACGTATAAAAGGACCATTATCTGGTCCAGACCCTTTCTCACTCCTCAAATAATATTAAACTATGCCACGAAGAAAGGTCAGTAGAGTTTCAACCACTGGATGGGAACGCTATAAAAAAATCGTAAGAGACTTCATTGATGTTGACTCTGGTAGGCAACCTTTCTTGTGGTTAAGAAAAATTGAGCAGCCTCTTCCTTATGGAGAGGATACTGGAACAGTCTATACACCCATTCAATTGGAAGGACTGTTCCAGTATAATTATATAAAAACATGGCCTCTAGAAGAGTATCCATATCTGGTGAATTAAATCCAGGGGATACAGTATTATATATTTCTGGAAGGCTTCTAAAAGAAAATGGTTTTCTTAATGAATATGGGTATTGGGATTTTAACTGGTCAGAAGATAGATTTATCTTAAATGGTAAAGTATTAAAACCAGGTGGAGATACCCAGGTAGCACAAGCTAAGGATGAACCATTACTCTTCTTCCTTATTATGCGTAGGGAAGACCCAGAAAAATCGGAAGAAATTTTAGAAACATATACTGGACCAAATGCTATGGTAGTTGGTGATCAGGGTATATGGTTGATAGATTCTTCAAACCAACGAGTAAGAGATTTTTGTAACTTACCACTTAAAGTAAGTGGTAGCCCAGATATACCCATCAAATCAAAAGATGGTACAATAATTGGAAACTTAAAATAACCAAATATATGGCAACCTGTACCTGTGATTGCTGTAATCCAGATACTCCCACTACTCTGAATTACACTACCAAAGAAATCAATCAAATTCTTGCAGATGGGGTTATTAATGCTTCTGTAAGGTATGCCCCAGTGGGACAAAATTATTTACAATTAACTTTAGCTGATGCTCTAGCTTTAGTTCCAGATAAAGAACGTACTACTGTAAGGATATTAACCTTTCTTAATAAAGACACTCAACCAAAACCAGAAGTTTGGATATATTTTGGTACTGATATCCTTACTTGGTCTGATGCTACTAAATGGGTAGAACTTCCAATCCCAGACCCAGGAAAGCTATCTAAATACTTAACTTCTGATATTGTAGATGGTATCCAGGTAGTTGAAAATGCTCCAGGAGTAGAAGATAACATTCTTTACTTTGAATATGAACCTATTCCAGATACAGCAACCTATGGTTTTCAAATAGGTTTTGAAAGTACTCCAAAAGCAGAAGTACCAGTAGTAGCTAATGTTACTTTAAAAACCATGCTTATCGGAGAAAATGGTTTGGATGGAGTAGTTTGTATATTTGGTGTAACTGAAAAACCAAGTGAAGCTGCTACTGTGACTTATAAAGCTACTGATTCACTTGGACAAGAACATACCTATGTAAATTCTGGTACTTGGGGACCTCCCGAAGGATTTAACATACCAGCTGATTATGAAGCTATAACCCCTTGGACTATCACTTTTAGTGAACCTGGTATCTATAAATCTTTCAATAAATTAGTAGATGCTAAGGAGGGTACTTTGTATGCTGAATTATATACTACAATTCAAGTAGAACAATCATGAAACCAGATCACTTAGCTATACTTATCTTTGATAAAAGAAAGATAGCAAATATGGTATTAAATAAAAGGCGTATCCAGAGAATAGTTTTTAATGATAGGATGATATGGAAATCACCCTATTTTGTAAAATAGAATTTTGTATTTTTTTTTTGTCATGAGAACAAAGAGAAGTATAAAAGATAGTTTAAAGGAATACCTTAATTGGTGTGTTGGAAGGTTATTACTTGGGGGTAGTAGAGATGATACAGTAAGAGATATGGTAGATGCTATAAGTGATGAAATAGCATCCGGAGGTGGAGGAGTATCTCAAGATCAGTTAGACCAGACAGTTAAAGATATAACTAAATCATATGGTATAGCTGATCAAACCATATTAACCAGTGCAGAGCAGTATACTGATCAAAAAATAGCAGATGTAGTTGATGGTTCCCCAGAAGCATTAGATACTTTGTATGAGTTAGCTAAAGCTTTGGGGGATGATCCTAATTTTGCTACTACAGTAATGGGTCTCATTGGTCAAAAGTTACCAACTACTACTTTTGAAAATTTTGTTGCTAACAAAGCTTGGACTAGGGATAATCTGACCAAGTTATCTCAACTTGTAAATGACCTCCACAGTTTAAAGGTATCAGGTCACTCAGTCGATTTAGTAGAAGATAAGTTATATCTTGATAATGTAGATGAGTTCTTTAATACCAAGAACCTAACTTCTCTTTCACAGCTTATAAATGATATAAATTGTATCAAAGCTGGAACTAGAGTTAAAAGTATGGATGTAAATTTGGCATCTATATCTTCTTATCTTAGATATGATTTATTTGATAGTAATACTACCGGTACTAAGCCCTATGGATTAACTACTGGTTTCTTACTTACTTTTTCATGGGATAATGGAGGATGGGGAGCTCAGATAGCTACTTCAGATGGTAATGTCGATGGGGCTATATTTTTAAGAACTATAAAAGCTTCTGGGTCTGACAAAGTATGGGGTCCTTGGGTATCTCTATATAATACTGCCAATTTAAATCTGGATGATTATGTAAAGAAAGGAGAAGATGGGACTGTAACCATATCAGAACCAGAAGTTCACAATGGTACCAACACCTTTAATGGTCAAGTAGTTTTAGGTGACGGTGTGGGAATCTCCAATGGTGGAAACCAACTTTTAGGAAAGAATGAATCTGGGGATTTAGAAATTGGAGATGGTACTTTAGGAGTAGATTTAAAAGCTGATTTAGTACATAGGGTTGATGGAGATCAACGTTATCTTATATATGATGAAGATATTCTTCCAAACCCACTTCATGAATTAGCTACTACCACTGATTTAAATAATGCCACTGATAGGGGTACTTATTCTTTTAATTCAGGAGCAACTAATACTCCTCCCGGCATGAATGGTCCAGGGGGGTGGGTATTAGTAATGGTAAATCAAACTGACAAAGGTAAGAAAACTCAAATATGTGGTGGGTTTGATAGTAATGGAAATTACAAGGGACTTTATACTAGATATTTACCAGACAACGTAAACTGGTCTCAATGGAAATCTATTTCTGGTGGTGGGTCAAGTGGTGAATCCCCAGTATATTATTTCCCTGGTGACCCATCTAAATTGGATAGCTCAGCATCTTCAACCCACATAACCTCAATATTGGGTACAGCCAGTGACTTATTAAATGCCTTTAATAATGGCAAAGTATTTATTAGTAAAACTGTAACCTTTAGTGGAGTACAAGTACCCTCTGATATTATCTATAGTTTATTAAAAAGTGAAGATCCTGATACTCCTACGGTATTCCAGATAATTATGTCTATAGTTATATGGGGTCACTATATAGAAATAACCATTGATTTTGAAAACAATGA